AATAATCTCTGAGCACGGGTTAGTTCCATAGTGTATATCTGGATCTCTTCTTCCATACTTGGCTGCTTGGGCTTGAGCTGCGGCCACATTGTATATACCTCGTTCTCCAGACTTTGAATCATATAAAGATTTCCATTCTGCAATAAATTGTTCCATGTCTGGCTTGCGTGAGTAAGCAACAGAGTTGTTAGACAAAGCACGTTGTGTATTTGCTTCCCACCAATTGCCTGATTTGGCCTGTGCCATCTCAATGTCGTTAATGTTAGAAAGAGAAATCATAGCTGAGCGACGAACTCCTCCTACAACAACAACTTCACCAATCTTACACATAATGTCGTGACACTCAATTGGCTTTAGATTTCTTCCTGTGGCGTTCTTAAACTTTGCAATTGTAAAATCAAATAGGTTAATAAGTGGTTGTGGTCCTGATGATCTTCCGCCCATTGTCTTAAGTCTTGCACCTGCTGGTCTTACCTTAGAAACATCAATTGCTGGAATTTGTCCAGACCAAAGTAGTGCTAGCAACTCACGATATGCTTTAGCCCAGCCCTGCTTTGAGTCTTCTACTGTAATTACTGTAGTTGACTTCTCCAGTGATTCTGGGACGGCAGGAAGTTTGTTAATATACTTATACTCAACAGAGAACCCTACACCTGTACCGCACATAAGGATATACATTGTCTCATCAAATGAACGTGCCGAATCAACTGGAAGAAAAGCACAATTGTATCCTGCAACATTGTCTCTTTCTAATGCTACTCCTGAAGTCATAACAGAGCGCATAGATGGCATGACGTTTCTTTCAAATACACCGTTTTTTAATTCCGCAACAAGCTTCTCATCTGGAATATAATTATAATTTTCTTTTAAATGGTTTAGCATAAAGCCAAAATATCTATCTACTGTCTCACCCCATGTCTCACGGCGATTATCTTCTGATATCCATCTTGCATATCTGGATAACGCAATGAAATTTTCGTAAGGATTTGCAATAGTTTTAGACATTTTATAGTACCTGTTTCTCCGCCCAGCGGTTAATTTAAATTTAGTGTGAAGATCCTATTCTACCAAAGAAGTGTTTATAGGGGAAGAGGCTAAGAAAACTTTTTAAATAAATGTTCAAATGCTTTCTTAGTCAACTGATCCCAATTATAGTCTTTATGTATTTGATCAGCTTGGGCAAAATAATATCCTGAATAGGCTTTAAAATTAATAACTGCTTCGTACATTTGTTCTTCTAAATGTTTTCCATCTGGTCTAAACATTTTTCCAATGTAGTTGTCTCCTACAGATTTGGGTAAAGTCTCATCTGTAAGTTTAGATTTTAATTTAAGCGGTCCTAAATATTTTTCATAGTGGCACCAATCGTGTGTTGATATGACTGGCATACCTGTTGCAAGTCCTTGGATTGGAATAAACCCAAAACCTTCTCCCCATGTAGGGTACAGGAGAATATGGTTAGTGTGATACAAACTTAAAAGTTGATCTTCTGTATACTCATCAGTTATAATTTTTATATTTGAATAAATAGTATCTGGTGTTACAAATTCGTTATTTGAATTGTACATTCTTGTTGTATTAGAATGATGGCACTTTAAAGTAAGTTGATAGTCAGGGTTATTGCCAAACAGCTTTGCAAAAGTGTCTACTACTAGCTGTCCATCTTTTCTTGGTGAAGGCTCCCCTATATGCAAAAATTTTATTGGTTGACCTTCACTAACTACTCTGCGTTTTGGTTTCCAAAAATCTTCAATGCCGTGTGGGTAAACATATATTGGTTTTGTTACTCCATTGTCTTTAAATACCTTAGCGCACCAGTCTGATGTTGCCCAAACTTCGTCGCAATTATTAAATCTTTCAACCCAGTCTGGTCTCATTGATGTTGATTCCCAAGGGGTGTACCCAATTTGATACTGACCTTTGTGTAATTTAAAATGGTGGGGTTGTGTAAAATTAATTTGTATATCTGCTTTAGGATTGGCGTATGTAATATAATGACCTAAATTATTTAATGATTTAACTATATTTTTCCCAGCGTAACCAAAGCCAACGGCTGGGTTTAGTCCTGCTTTAATCGTATAATAAGATATATTCATGTTTTCTTTCTAGTTGACTGGCTTGACAGGCTTGGGTAATCAATGTTACTATTATAGTTCGTTATCTCTAGAGGAGGAAATGCCAATGGAGAAAATAAAACAACAGGTAAGTGATTTGGCTCATAACCTGGTTACAATAGTAATGATAACATTATTTTTGTTTCCTGTACAGCCTGCAAATGCCTTAGTAGTAAAACCTTTAGTGAAAACTGAAGCCCAATTAAAGCAAGAAGTTTTAGATAGCTTTAGTAAAGAAATTTACAAGTCATCTGAGATGCTTACAGACAAAGAGCTAGTTCTACTTCTCAAGACTGTAGGATTCGAAGGAGAAGGCCTTAAAAAAGCTTGGTCCATAGCAAAGCGTGAATCTAATGGAAGACCGCTTGCATATAACGGGAATAAGAAAACTGGAGATAGTTCTTACGGAGTATTCCAGATAAACATGATTGGAAATCTCGGTCCAGACAGACTAGAGAAATTTAACCTAAAGAGTAACAAAGAGTTATTCGACCCAGTAACAAACGCAGAGATAACGTATTATATGACCAATGGCGGTATTGATTGGTCGGCTTGGAAGGGTATGACCCCAAGAGCTAAGGAATGGCTATTGCAATTCCCGACTGATTAGAAAAAGTAGGTCAAATGCAGATACAATATGTATCTAAGTACATAGCCTTATCAGAAGAGGGCCTTGTTCCTAGACTTGAATGTCCAATGGATCAGGGCTCTCTCCTATGTAACCTAGACCTTGAAGATAACATTTATTTATACTGCCTATCTTGTAAATATAAAAACAACATAGGGCTAGAAGTATACGAAAAATTAGTGAACGGAGTTAACAATGCCTGAATGTGCATGCGGAAACTGTAATTGTGGTCAAGGACTACAAATTACAACAGAAAGTGCGTCGGCGGTAGAAGAAGTGCAATATGAGTCTTCTGGATTTAATACTTATGAATGGAAGATGCCCGTAATCTTCCCTAATACTGATGGAGAGATAAATAAAAATGGATGAGTCACAATTGCCCGATGGGGCTGTAATATCAGATGCTGGAACTATTGAAGAAAACCTTCCTATGGTTACCTACATTATGCTTCACAGAATATATGACCTTCTCTCACTAATTGCTGACAAAATTGTCGGCGGAGAAGAAGTTCAAAAGATGGTTGGGTATCATGAAAAAGGATTCTTGCTTGGTCCTGAACCTGCATACACTCCAATTGAAGTGAAGGATGAAGTAAATGGCATATAGTCAAGAGCAAATGGATTTTGCCCATAAGGTTGTTGTTAGACTTATGGAGATTTTAAAAGTATGTCCTAATGTAGACGATAAATACGTTTGTCATACATCAACACAAAAGGCACACACAAGATGTGTAGACCTAATGGTTCTTCTTGCCGAAATAACAAACCTACCTGAGTATCTTGTATACCTTGGAAACAATGAAGAGACAAAGGTGGATCCTTATGGATGGATTCTTGCCTATCCACCAGCTGAGGCAATTGTTGAAGGTGCATTAAGTAATAATGAAAAAGTAGTTGACTTAGAATAAAACATATTCTACAATAAAGATGTGTAGGTTAGAGACACCACCATGTCTCCCTATATAATGTGTAGCAATACACTAGAAATGCCCAATCGGATCCGCCTCTGATTGGGATTTTTTCTTTTATATAGATAATATATACAATGCGGACATATAGTGCAATTAGTGCGAAAAAAAGTGCGCCGAAAATAAGAACACCATATTCAAATATACGATATAATTATATTATGCCTAGACATTTCTTTAAACTATGGAATTCCCCTAAACAATATGCTGATAGCAGGGAATCTAGGGCTGAGCAGAAAATAGAAGATCTTTTTCAATCTATTAAATTTAAGCTTTGGCACATCTTTAAAAAATAGCCCTCATAAGCCCTCTACGGGGGTTTTAAAGCCCTAACGGGTCATATTTGGTGGCTACGCCCATAAGACCCCAAAAAGGGCGGGAGAAAAAGGATTACCCTATATCGTTATATACACCAATGAGTAGTATGTTGCCAAAATAAAGATTAATGACCAGAGGAATATCTTAGAGCTGTTCAAAGTCTATATCTTCATTTAGGTCAAAATCAAAGATTTCTTCTTGTCCCGCCCATTTTAAAAATTTATATAAGTATAGACCTGAAAAGACTGCTGTCGCAGTTAGCGTTATTAACGCAAATATTTTTTTCATATTAATCCTAGTCGACTAGTATTATTGATTAAGCTTTGCTGCAGCATCTCTTGCTTCTTTGGTGTGCATGTAATCACCAGAGCAAACTGTGCAGTATGGAGCCAAGGAACCTTGTTCATCCATTTCAATTCCCCACTTGGACATATTGCATACATCGCATGGGCCTAGGTTTCCGTCTTCAAAATTATTCATAGTAATATTATACCACCTTTAAAATTAGTTAACTACAATATCTGTAGTGCTGGATAAAGTCTTTTCCATAGACAGTTGTGAAGCTTGTCCTTGATCCATTTTAGCCTGCGCTTCTTCTTCCGATTCCGCCATGACTGCTACTTTAATAGCCAGATCATAAATGTATACTTTTAATGACATGTTATTCCTAGTCGACTGCTTTTATAGATTCTATTAAATGTTAATAAAATATTTTTTAACTATTGCCTATTGCTTATATATATTATATAGTTCTTTTATTGATTACTTGGAAATTAGATTTTAGCAAACCCCCCCTACCCCCCAAATTTTATCTTTTTGGAAAGTAGGAGAAGTTACTAGATCATATTCCCAAGTACCTACTTGGCATATTGAGTCTTAGTGTAACCCCCGAAACCTTTCTAAGTATAACATTTGATATTTTCGAAAGTCAATAGCTTTTAGAATTTACCAAAATGTTAATATATTTTTAATTTGTACGATACACCCTTTTTTGAATGTCCGAATTGTCCGATAGTGCGCCCATAATCCTATGACCTTGAGCGTGGGTGTGGTGTAACTCACAAAAATAGTTTGCGAATACTAGCGAGTAACCCCCCTAAATGTCAGTCCCCCCTGCTAGGATTATAGTATAAAGAAAATCAAGAAAGGTTCTTGATAAAGAAAGGAAAACAAAATGTTTTCACTAAATTACACAGTAGGCTTAGGCTCTACTACCCTCCTAGTTCCTAGCGAGGAATACGCTAACGAGTTTCTAGACATAGTCTCACAGACTAGAGTCATAGACACAGTAACTCTAACCGAGTTACCTAACTATAAGCCTAGCAATCGCAAGGTTTATGCTACTACTAGAAGTTGGGAGTAATACTAATGAACGATTACTATGACGATATCTATCTAGATATCTATCTAGAGTTTGGCGCTGATAGCGTGTCAGACCCCGTCTATGCTGAGCAATTAGCAAAAGATAAGGGTGTGAGATAACTCACACCGACACACCTAGCCCTATGCTAGGTAATGTCAGCCACATAGGCTACAATATCAACTATAACAACTAACGAAAAGGATAGAAAATAAAATGACAATAACATACTCACTATGGGACGGCGCTCAACTACTAGGCGTCAATTTCACCGCTACTAGCGCTGATGAAATGAATAAGGTAGTAGCAGACTTACAGAAAGTCTCTAAGGGTGTAGTAGCCCATATGCGAAAGGTAGAACAAAACTAATGATGACTAAATGGGATACTATTCAACTAGATGTAGCGGACGCATACCTCCACCTAGATGATGAACTAGAATTAGAAAATGAAGAAACCGAAGAAGAATATTTCGGACACGAAATAATTTCGCTTGATGAATTGAGCGATACAGAACTAGAAGAATTGGCGATAATCTAATGACTATAAGCGGAATACTATTAGAACTAAACGACTACGGATTAGAGTTAGATAGTTTCTTAGGGGCTATCTACTTACCTTGGCACACTATTATTCTTACAGCCTTAGCGGTTGTAGCGTATAAAGTTTATAAAAGAAAGCGGGCTAAGTAATGACTACTAATCGCTTACTAACTACCGCCGTCCAATTACTACTAGCGGGCGTAACTATCCCGCTACTAATTGCCGTAATCAAAGATATAAAAAATGGGGGACTAAATGACTAAATCACAATTTGAGAAAGATTTAGATATAAAAGATAGTTTTATAGATTTGCTAAATGATGTTTATCCTAGCGTAAAAATCGGTTACTCAACTTTTACTCCCGCCGAGATTTTGGAATGTTGCGACCCTGTTGCTTTTTCTATCGGACTAATTGAACACGAAGATTATTTAGCAGAAATGGAAAACGAATAATGGAATTTTACGGATTTGAACACGCAATTGAATTGGATCATCTTACCGATGAGCAAATTTTACAATTAGAAAAAATATTTGAAGATTATGAATAAATAGCGGCGTGTCGGCTTGACAAAAGTCGATGCGCCCGCAAAAGCTGCGGCGTCGGGCGTGTCGTTATGAAAGAGTTATAAAAACCCCCGAAATTTGCGGCGTGTCGATTTGACAGACAAATCGGACATTTTGATGTGATTAGTATCACAAGGCTTGAGCGTCTCATTATTTGGAATTACTGGCTAGTAAGTAGAGAAATGTCAGACCCCTCGTGTATAATTCCAGATATAACAACAACGAAAGAAGGTCACTTCATGAACCTAGATGAATTCAAGGCGCATATTATCGCCACCCGCCAAGCAAGCAAGGCTGAAGCCTTGTCAGTGCTATCTGCTACAATTACAAAATCAACAACAACGAAAGGTGACAACTAATGTCAGCAAATATCTACACAATCGAAAGCCTACTTGTAGGAAAAAACTATCGCTCCCGTTCCGTGGAAGGTGAAATTATTTCAGCGGAAATCCACCCTAAAGCAATTTGGTATGAAGGTTGCGAAACTTATCTTGTAGAGGTTCGCCCTACTTATTCAACAACTAGCGGAAAATCTAAATGGTTTGGAAATACTGTTTATCGAACTCTCGCAGTAAAGGTTGGTGCATAATAATGGGATACATTGAAATTTTTAGAATGGACGAGGAAGGTGCTGGCTGGGTAGATTTATCCGAAGCCACCCCCGATGAATTGTTCAACATTGAAATTGGATTACTAAACGAGGGGATTTTTACTACACCCGAAGCCGAATAAATGTCGGTGGGTGCTGGTATAATTCCATTACAACAAAACGAAAGGAAAACTAAAATGGGTAAAATGAAAGAACTATACACCGAAATCATAAATTGCGATTTATGTAATGGTAAAGGCTGGCTATTTGCTGGCAACTCTATTGAATATGATGTAGAGGCTTGCGAATGTAATCCGCATAGCCTAGAGGTAAATAACTAATGAGCGAAATTGCTGGAATGTGGATTTGCGATAATTGCGATACTCTCGCCATTGTGTCGGTGGAAACTGATACAATACTTGTAACACAATGTAAATGCGTAACTAACGAAAGGGAAACTAATGTATAAAATAACTGTTGCTAATGATAGCGAACCTCGACACTTTACAAAAGAATACTCAGATGAATTAGAAGCGCACACCGAGTTTGCTAAATTCATTGACTGGGGATTTGCTGATGAATACTCAACTGTAAATCTTTACACGCCAACTGGCAAATGCTATACAAAAGTTTTTTATCGTAGTGGAATGGTCGTAGTAAAATGATGACACGAAAAGATTATGTCGCAACCGCAGAAATTCTAAAGTTTGCTAGCGATAAAACTCACCCTGCTTTATTTTCTAAAATTGTAAATGATTTCGCAGAAATGTTTGCGAAAGATAATGAGCGATTTGATGTAAACCGATTTCACGAAGCGAGTGGGTATAATGTTCCTAACTTCAATTCAAGATAAAGTAAAACGCATTCAGGAATTGCGTCGCAGTAATGCGGCGCAACCTGTTCGCAATAAAAAAAAATACACACGCAAAATAAAACATAAAAATAAATTCGATCAATAAAATTAAT